AAATTCATAAAATTTTTGGTAAAGGTTGGTATGCTACAGTTTCCGATAGTGAAATAAGTGTTGGTGGAAACTGTAAAGTTGTAATCAATGGTAATTCTACTCTATCGGTTGATGGAAATGTTACTCAATATATAAAAGGTAACCATGATGTATTGGTTAATGGTGATTATAATTTAATAGTTAAAGGTAAAACAAACATAACTTCCGCAAAAGATATGGCTCTATCGTGTGCAAGTCCCGCAGGAAAATTAAAATTTGTATCAGGTCAATCATATGTAATTGATTCAGATTTACACGTTAGTGGAACAATCACAGGATCTTCCATAACTTCATCAGGAGCTATTACTGCAGGCACAGGTATTCATGCTGGTGTATTAGGATCTTTGAATCCTATTGCTGGAATTACTACTTCAGGTGGTATAAATGCTGGAGTACCTCCTGCAACTCCGACAGCTGTTGGTGTTATAAACGCTACTGTTGCTGTGACAGCTCCTGCTGTTATTGGATATGTGGTAGTATTTTCACCTTATTTGGCCGACCTTTGTGGTGGTGCACCAGCAATCAGATTAACTTATGATTTACATGAACATATTGGTAATAGAGGTTTTCCAACAAGTATACCAATGCAGTCATTACCTTTACCTTGATGAGAGAATATAATGTCCGTTTTTAATAGATTAGGTTTTAATTTTGATACTGCACGATTTGGGTCCGCACACACTTTATCTACTGGAGCCGCAAATACCGTCAATTTAATATCCAATAATATGCCTGCGATGCCAGATTGGCAAAAAACTGATTTGGCCAATGGTGGTATAGTAAGAACAGGTTATTTTCAAAATCCAACAACAACTTATGTTAATAGTATGTTGTCTAGTGCAGCAATCATTTCATCAAATGCACTCACAATAAATGCCTTTTCATTGGCGGCTTCAGCTAATAGTTTGATTTTAGAATTAGGTAAATTTGTTTCTCATACAGCCAATATATCTGGAGTAACAGTAGTGTATGCTAGTGATGTACCTTCTTACGCAGGAGCTGCAGCAACTGGCCAATCATCACTACTCACTTTAAATATGTCTGGAGAACCACAATCAAACACTGATGTTATGTTGGGTAGTTTTACCAGTTTGTTTATACAAGACATCTTAACAGCTAATGCCAACCAGATATTGACCTATTCAACTCAACTTAGAAATAGTATTTCAGCTAATGTTACGGATGACGGTTTAGGAGGCACCACAATAACTTATGGTTCTAACTTATCAAGTAATGTAGTGAATAGTATAGGATATTATTGTAATACTACCTCAGACATATTATATACCAGAAGAATACACGATTGGACTTTTCATAGAAACCTACAACAAGTCACACAAGATAATGGTTTTCTGCAACAATTTAATAATTTGGGTGCTACTCAAAAGTTTTTAATAAAGAATGTGATTGGAACTACCAGTTTGGTAGATAAATTAACAAGTGCCAACACTATTTAATCGAGTATAAATAAAGAATGGCAATCAATTATTTCTACTCCGACCTCGACCTCACCTTTTTGAAGAAGCCGGTCGATGGTGATGTTTCTATGAAATATAATGAACAGGCGGTCATTCGGTCAATTCGTAACCTTTTAGCAACAAACCGGTTTGAAAAATTATTTCAACCAGAGATAGGTAGTACGATAAACCAGTTGTTATTTGAGCCTGTTTCTCCTCTATCCGCTAGTTTGATTGAAGATGAAATTGCTAGAATGATTGATAATTATGAACCTAGAGCAACAATCAGTCAGATTAAAGTTAGTGCAGATCCAGATTCCAACTCATTTGCCGTCTACATAGCAGTTTTTATTGGAAATCAAGCATCACCGACAGCAATTAACATCATATTAAAGAGGTCCAGATAATGGCCGGAGCAAATTCCACTATTCAAGTATCGAACCTAGATTTTAATTCAATCAAGAGTAATTTTATTACTTACTTGCAAGGTCAAAACACCTTCAAGGATTATAATTTTGAAGGTTCTTCTATGTCAATCCTGTTGGATTTAATGGCATATAACACACAATATAACGCTTACTACCTGAATATGGTGGCAAATGAGATGTTTTTGGATTCTGCAATACAAAGGTCTTCGGTTGTATCTCAAGCAAAACTATTAAACTATACTCCAAAATCTTCAGCTGCACCATCGGCTGTCGTGCATATTAATTTCACTGGAGTAAATAGTAATAGTTTGACTTTACCAAAATATAGGAACTTCTTATCAGCTGCACTCGATGGAGTTAATTACAATTTTGTAAATGTTGATACAAAAACTGTCAATGTTTTCAATGGCGTTGCTTCTTTTCGAAATGTAGAAATTAAACAAGGTACGCCAGCAAGTTTTACATATACGGTAACTTCAAGTCAAGTCAATAATTTAAATTATGTATATGAAATACCTGATGCCACGGTAGATACTACAACACTAACAGTCACAGTAAAACAGTCGTCCTCAAACACCAGTTTTGATGTTTATCAGTTGGCAACCAATGGTTTAACATTATCCGACACCTCTAAGGTGTATTTCCTACAAGAATCTTTGACTGGAACATACGAAATTGCTTTTGGTGATGGTTTACTAGGTAAAAAATTATCACCAGGTAATATCATTAACATCTCCTATCTGACAACCGAAGGAACACAGGCCGCTGGCGCAAATAGTTTTCAAATGATGAGTTCAGTTGGTGGTTATTTTCCATCGGAGGTTGTTTCTGTTTTGGCCGCTACCACAGGTAGTGGTAAAGAAAGTATAGATTCTATTAAATTTCAAGCACCAAAATCATTCTCAGCACAAGGTCGTGCCGTTACTAAGAATGATTATATTAGTGCTATACAAGAGAACACATTAGGTATTCCTTTTGATGGTGTTAATGTTTGGGGTGGTGAAGAAAATGATCCACCGGTATACGGACAAGTGTTTGTTTCATTAAAACCATCGGGTGGTTACAATTTAACAGGAACACAAAAAATACGAATTATCTCCGAGGTTATCAAGCCAATTTCGGTGATGACTGTTGTGCCTGTGCTTGTTGATCCAGATTACACTTATATAAAATTAAATGTAAGTGTATTTTATGATCCATCTAAAACAAACTTAACAGCAGACCAAATTAAATCTGGGGTTACTGCATCAATCAATGCCTTTGGTGCAAAAGAACTAAACACATTTAACTCCACATTTAATACTTACAATCTATTAAGTGCCATTCAAAATTATAATCAATCAATCATTACCAGTGAATTTAACCTCTCTTTGCAGAAAAAATTCTTTCCTAATTTGGCCAATCCAAATAATTATAATTTAATTTATGGAACACCTTTACAAAAAGGTGCTTTCTTGAGTGGTGTTACTAGTTCACCAGACTTATCGTTTGCATCAGGAAATATTATTTTAAGTGGAATGTATATTGAAGAAGTTCCATCATTTACTGTTGGTTTAGAATCTGTCTCGGTAACAAACCCCGGATTTAATTATCAAGAAACACCAACCGTTACTATTCTAGGTGATGGTACAGGTGCTACTGCTCATGCTGTTGTCTCTGGTGGTAAAATTAAAAATATCGTTGTGGACACACCAGGTAATGGTTATACTACTGCTTTAGTAACAATAACTACGGCATTAAATGATTCTACAGGTCAAGGTGGTTCAGCCTACGCAACGATTGAAGGTGGTTTAGGCATACTTAGAACATATTATAACAATGCCTCAAGTGTTAAATCCACATTCAATAGTAATATAGGCACGATTGATTATGCCAAAGGCGTTATAGCTCTAAACAATTTTGCACCAATTGGTATTAATAATCCTTTAGGACAATTAACTATCTCTGCAAAACCAAGTACGTCTATCATATCCTCAACATACAATAGAATCATCACGATTGATCCATTCGATCCAAGTGCTATAACAGTTACAGTTATACCTAAAACAAATTCATGATTTTAAATAATAACAAAACATCGATATTAGTTCCGTATCAATTACCGGAGTTTATCCGGGATAATCCGGACTATACAAACTTTGTTTCATTCCTACAAGCATACTATGAATGGATGGAACAATCTGGTAATGTTATGGATTTATCAAAGAATCTATTAAACTACCGTGATGTTGATAATACTACAGATGAGTTTTTAAAATATTTCTACAATGATTTTCTGACTTATTTTCCTAAAGAGTTGTTGGAAGACCCAACTAAAAATAAATCAATCATTGTAAAACTAGCCAAAGAGTTATATAAATCAAAAGGAACACCTGCGTCATATCGGTTTCTTTTCAGGTTATTATATAATGCTGATGTAGAATTTTTCAATACTAAAGATGCCGTTTTAAAGGCATCATCTGGTAAATGGTATATTGCTAAAAGTTTAAGATTATCTACCAATAATGATAATTTTTTAAACATTGATAACCTAAGATTATTTGGTGAAGATACCAAGTCTATTGCTACCGTAGAAAAAGCCATTCTAGCTACTAATAAAATTGAAGTATTCATTTCAAACATTGAAAGGTTATTCAACTCAGGAGAATTTGTTCGTGTTGTTGATTCTGGTAACCAAGATGTTTATTTCTTAGACAATGAGATTGTTCCAGCTAGCACAGAGGG